AGCGGGGTTACGATAATGGAGCGCGCAATCATCGTTGCGATTGTCATCGGCATCGGCGTCATTGCCGTCGCTGTGTGGTTCGTGCCGCTTGGCGGCGGCTCGTTGCTCGCATGGTGGCATTGATGACGAAGCTTGTGACGGGCGACCTGCACCTGACGGACAACCCGCGTGACGAATATCGGTTCGGCTTTTTCAAAAGCCTGCCTAAGCTTGTGAAGGAACACGACGCCGATACGCTCGTGATCCTTGGCGACCTGACGGAGGAAAAAGACTACCACGGCGCATGGCTCGTCAATCGTATCGTTGACGGCATCGCCGCTTGTGCAAGGGAAGCGCGCGTCATCATCGTTTGTGGCAACCACGATTATGTTGACGCTGCCAACCCGTTCTACCGCTTCCTCGTGCACGTTGAAGGCGTGTGGTTCATCAACACGCCGACGCGGCTTTCCCGCGATTGGTATTTGCCGCACACGATCAATTGGAAGCGGGATTGGGAAGGGCTTGACATGCAGGGCGTGCGCTACGCCTTCGCACACAACACATTCACGGGCGCAAATGTCGGCTTCGGTCGTCAGCTTGACGGCATCCCGCCCGACGTGCTCGGTGACGTGCCGATTATTTCAGGCGACATCCACGTGCCGCAAACGTTCGCCAACATCACGTATGTCGGCGCGCCCTATCGTGTTGACTTCGGCGACGACTACAACCCGCGCATGTTGCTGATCCCGAGCAAAGGGCAGCCGCAGTCGATCCGCATCAAGGGGCGCGAAAAGCGCCTGGTTGAGGTTGACAGCGTGGCAGGGCTTGACGACGTGAAAGCGTTCGCGGCGGGCGACGTTGTGAAGCTGCGCATCCACGTGCGCGCTGCCGATGCTGCCAATTGGGCGTCGCTGCGAACGAAGGCGCGCGACTGGGCGCTCGGGCACGGGCTCGTCGTGCACAGCGTTGAACCCGTAATGGAGAAGCACGACAAAACGAAACTGCGCGCTCGTGCGAAGGCACGGCGGCAAAGCGACAGCGAGCTATTCGACGGATATGCCGCTGACAATGGGCTGACGCCCGCCACGATCAAAACAGGCAAACGCATCATGGAGGCTGTGTGATGTTGCCTGAACCACAACAAATCAGCGAAGCGCTAAGCAAGCTCAAATCGTTGCATTGGCATATCGTGCACGGCACGGTCAATCGCGAAGTTAAGGAGGGACTGTACAACGAAACGCTGAAATTACTTAACGCCAAACCAAACGATGATGGAGCTTAAAATGACACCCGAAGCGCAACGCATGCTAGACAGCGTCAAGCGGCACATGTTCCAAAGCGATGTCACGGGCCGCGTGCAGACGCAGAACGCGAGCGTGTTCTCCGTGCTCTGCGACCTGTACGTCAACGTGCAGGGTTTGCAGATGGCACCGAGCGTTGAAGTCCGCGCACGGCTTGAAGCTGCCGCCCGCGCCTCGTTGTCAATCGTGCTGAATAAACTATTCGGCACGACGCCCGCCGATCTTGCCGACTTCGACGTAGCATTGAGGCGCTACGTCCAGGAACAGGTGTCGCTGCGCAATAACACGCCAGCGACGCCGCAGTAACGCCCGCACAGGACGTTTGCGAGCGGTCTGGCGCGGTGGTCGCTACGAAAGGTTGGTTGCGGAACTTGTGCGGGCAAACGCTGGATGCCGTTCAAATCAACCATACCGCGCACATTCATTCACACAAGGGAAACGAGCAAATGGTGAGCATTAAGCGAATGCAGGTGCAGGACGCGCACAAGGTGCTATATGAAGACATCCGCGCCCTGATGACGAAGCACGCCGACAAGCTGACAAAGATCGAAGTGTTGGCTGTCGCGGCAAACATGGTCGGCAAGCTGATTGCCATGCAGGACCAGCGGGACTACACGCCGGATCAAGTTATGCAAATGGTCGCCATGAACATCGAGCTAGGCAATCGCGAAGCGATGGAGCAGCTTTTGGGAACGGGAGGAACGCGGCAATGAAAGCGAGCGACATCCCGACCGTCGCGCAATTGCTGCACATACGTCGCGAGCAAAAGCGCCTGCTTGATTGGTTCACGAGCGCCGACGCACGCCTTGAAACACACGCCTTGTTTTCGTTCACGAGCAAGGGCGATGGCAGCGGCTGGTGCGCGAAGCTGTATGAGATCGCTCGCGACATGGCCGTGCCGGTTGAAGCGTTGCAAGATGTAGTGACGCAAACGCTGATCACGACACTAAAAACCAACATCAAGCAATGTGAAGCGCAACTGAACTATTTCGAAGTCGAAATCGATGACGACAAGGACGTGCCGCATGCCAGCGCTGCCGAGCGCTGGCAAACGACGCTCGTCTATAAAAACTGGCGCGACGAAACGAGCGTGCGCACGATTGAGCCGCACAGGCTGTTCTTCGGCTCGAATGAGTGGCACAAGGAGCCGCAGTGGCTGATTGAGGCGTTCGATTGCGAAAAGAAAGCAATGCGCGTGTTTGCGCTGGCAGGCTTTCGCGGCGGCATGTGTCAGCGGCATGTGCTGCCCGGTGGGCGTTGGGGATGTGCGTTGTGCGATACGTCGTGGGATGCTGATCCTAAATCCTGCAAAGAAAGCTTGGCCGAAAATGCAGCTTGACTTCATCAGCCTTAAACTGCAGGGCTTCAAATCATTCAGCGAAAAGTGCGTGCTGCGTTTCGCTGACGGCGGCTTGTGGCACGTGCAGGGCATCAACGAGCGCCAGCCCGCGCTCGGGCCGAACGGCGCGGGCAAATCAACGCTATGGGATGCGCTGACGTGGTGCCTATTCGGGCGCACGGTGAAGGGCTTGCGCAACCCCGATGTCATGCCGTGGCGTGGCGATGCAAAGCCGCGCGTTCGCCTAGCCTTCTACGTTGACGAGGCAAAGCACGTGCTTGTGCGCACGGCATCGCCGAATAGACTGACGCTTGACGGCGAAGCGTGTGGGCAAGAAACGGTTGACGCGCTAATCGGCATGACGTTCGAATTATTCACGCAAACCGTCGTGCTCGGGCAGGGCCGAACGCTGTTCATGGATAAGACGCCGAGCGAAAAGCTTGAACTGTTTACGGGCGCGCTCGATCTGCATAGATGGGAAGCGCGAAGCGAACACGCTGCCGAGCGCGCACGCGGGCTCGACCGCGAATGCGTCGAATTGGCTGCCAGCGTCACACACATGGAGCAGCGCGTCAGCGACGCCCGCCACGCCCGCAAGGCGGCAAAGCAGGCAGCGCGCGAATACGGCGACGAAAAGCATAAACGCCTGACGCAAGCACAGCGCCAGCGCACGGCGCTGTTGCGCCGACGCGACCAATGCACGAAGATCAGGGACACGGCGGCATTGCGCCATGACAGCGCGGGCGTAGAGCTAAAGGCGTGCGAGCGCGAATTGAAAGAATTGCGAGCGCTACGCCAGACGCAGATTGACGAGCGGTCGCGTTATCAGGCGCGCATTGAGCATGCCGAGCAAGCGCTTGAAACATCGAAGCAACGGATTGAGAAATTCGAGCGCAAGCAGATTTGCCCGACATGCGGGCAGCGTGTGGGGAAGGAAGCGCACGAAAAGCATATGCAGGAAGAGCGCGAAACGAAGCGCGCGCTGTTGCGCATCGTCAAGCGTGGCGTGCCGTCAGGCGTCACGGCCGCCCTTGCCGATATCGATGCGCAAATCAAACTGCAAAGCGATGCCGCCGAACAATTCGCCGAAAAGCTTGACAAGGCCGAAGCGATGCTAAGCCTGCAACGGGCGCAGGTCGCGGATGTGGAAAAAGAATTGGCGGGCGTCAATGCCACGATTGCCGAACTCGAGCGCGATGACGACGCCTATGCCAAGGCATACGAAAAAGCGCGTGCGGATTACAAAGCCGCGAAGCAGGCGCTTGACGATGCCGTGCAATTGCTGGCGAAGCGCAATAGCGCCCTGCAACGTGCTAAGTTTTGGATCAAGGGCTTTCGCGAAATACGCTTGCGCATCATCGGCGACGTATTGGGCGAACTCAACATGATTGCCAGCGCGATGCTTGATAGCGTCGGCTTAGATGGCTGGACGATGTCATTCGAACACGAGCACGAGACGAAGGCGGGAAACGTCAAGCCCGGCCTTGCCGTGCTGATCACGTCGCCCGACAGCAAGGGGCCGTGTCGCTGGGAGGCGTGGTCGGGAGGCGAGGAACAACGATTGCGCTTGCTGGCGACGCTGGCGCTTAGCGAAACCCTGTTGAACCACGCGGGCGTCGTGCCAAGCATCGAAATATTGGACGAGCCAACCCGCAACATGTCAGCCGAAGGCGTGCGGGACGTCATTTCCTTTTTGAGCGACAGGGCGCGCCGCATGCGCATTGCCGTGTACTACGTCGACCACGCCGCCGTCGAAAGCGCCGCCTTTGCGGGCGCGCTCGTCGTCGCCAAGGGCAAGGGCGGCAGCCGCTTGATATCGGCCGCCCCGAGCGCTGCCGACGCGCCAGCGGCCAACGTCGGGCAAAAGGCGGCCTAATCAGCCCGGCAGGCTGCCGCCAGGGCGCGTTTTGAGCCCTACGGCCGCCCCATGACAGCGCCCGAGCCGTAAAACGCGCCAGCGGCCGAATTTGAGCCCGTGAAGGGCATGCCAATTATGTTGCGGAAAAGCCACACATTTGCGCCCTAAGCCCTTGACGCCACGCCCGCATCCCGCGTAACGCGGCAACGTTACCGCATTTTCGGGTTGTAGGGCTTTCAGCACATGCCACGTCGCCGACGCCGACAATGGGTTGTCGTCAAATGCAAGCCGGGACGCGAGCGCTACGCCTGCAAAAACATCCGCAACCAAAACCGCGAGCCGTACATGCCGCGCCTGATCGAAGGCAAGCGCGTGACGCCGCTGTTCCCCGGTTACGTCTTCGTCAAGCTGAATGACGATGGCGCTTGGCGATGGCTGCAAGGGACATATGGCGTGCTGCATGTCGTGCGCATCGGCGTTGAACCAGCCTTCGTCCTCAACGAGCATATCGCGTCCCTCAAAAAGCGAGAGAAGGATGGCGTCATCGAATTGCCGAGCGCGCCGATAAAGAAACTGAAAGCAGGTGACGCAATCGAGGTGATCAAGGGAGCGATGGAAGGCTGGCAAGGATTATTCAAAGGCATGTCGGGGCACAACCGCGCCCGTGTGCTTTTCAATAATCTTTTCGGCGCAAGCCGTGAAATAGATATGGACGTGCGGCACCTGCACGCCGCATAGGCCGATAAGAATAAGAAAAGGCCAAAAACCGACACGTGCAAAACGTGCTTGGCTGCGGTAGCCACCCCGAAACACAAATGCGAGCCCTGATGCCATAGCAAAAGCATCCAGGGCTCGTGTCGTCTATAGGGTAACGAAGCAAGCATGAAGATGGAGGCAATCATCATGCACACACGTCGCAACGCCCTTGCATTCATCGGATTAGCGTCAGCCGCATCAGCCGCCGTCAATGCCGATGCCATGGCAAGCAACGCAATCGAGAATGAAGAGTACGGGCAATACCCGCAAGCAACAAAAGGCGTCAGCACGGAGCGCTTGGCAAAGGCGCTCGAACGGCTGGCAAAAGGATTGCGGAATGGCGATGTCGTGCCGGATGGCGATAAGCCGCTGACAATCACAAGCGAGCTAGCGCCTGATATGTGGCTGACGCAGGAATTACGCTTGCGCTTTTACATGACAGAACCGAAGGCGTGAAAGCTGTCGGTTTAGAAAAACGATAGTCCTGCAAAAATTGCAGGGTAAACGCAGGATATAGGGACGAGCATAATGCAGCGCGTAAAGCTGAATGTAAAAAAGCCGAAGACGGGCACGGGATCAGGGAATGTCAGTCGTGTGTATGGCAGACGTCGTGATGATGGGACGTTACGTGGAGGGCGAAAGCCTGGACAGGCTAATCGCATGACGCGTGTGCTCAAAGAAGCAATCATCATGGCGGCTGAAAACGTCGGCGCTGATGGCAAGGGCAAGGACGGCCTTGTCGGCTATCTTGAACGCATCGCACGACGGGACATGAAAGCGTTCGCCCCGTTGCTCGGCAAAATGCTGCCGCTGCAGATATCAGGTGATGGTGGGACGCTGCGCATCATCAATGAAAACACGACGCCAAGCGAAGCGGCTGAACTATACGCCAAGACGTTGCAGGCGATGCGCCTGCCGAATGCAGCGCCGTTGAAGATCGAAGGGCCGAAGGTCAAAGCCTGATGCATGGCTCGCTCGACCAGATCAAGCTTGAATTGCCGCACGTCGACTTCGCGGCATGGCCGCCCGACTACGAGCGCATCAGGCAATGGCGTCAAATCCGCTGCCTGCAAATGCTCAATCCTGAATTTGCAGGGGCAGCATTCGAGTACTACCGCGACAAGCCTGCCGAGTTCATCGCGCATTGGTGCGACACATACGATCCACGCAATGCCGCCGATCCGAGCAAGCAGGCGTGGATGCCGTTCATCCCGTTTGCCAAGCAGCGCGAGTTTATTCGCTACCTGCATGAGTTGCTCGTCAACGAGCAAAGTGGGCTGATTGAGAAAAGCCGCGACATGGGTGCGACGTGGATTGCATGCGCATTCAGCGTGTGGGTGTGGCTGTTCATTCCGGGCGCTAGCGTCGGTTGGGGCTCGCGTAAAGAAAACCTCGTTGACAAGCTTGGCGACATGGACAGCATTTTTGAAAAGATGCGCCAGCTTATTCGTCGCCTGCCGCCGTGCTTTTTGCCTATCGGGTTCAATGAGCAAAAGCACATGACGTATATGCGCATCATCAACGGCGAGACGGGCGCATCGATCACGGGCGAAAGCGGCGACGATATCGGACGTGGTGGCCGCAAGCTTATCTACTTCAAGGATGAGAGCGCGCATTATGAGCGCCCCGAAAGCATCGAAGCCGCTCTTGCCGACAACACGCGTATCCAGGTGGACATCAGTTCGGTCAACGGGCTCGGCAACGTGTTTCACCGCCGACGCGAAGCGGGCAAGGATTGGGTGTGCGGTCGCCCGATGAAACCAAATCGCGTGCAGGTCTTCGTCATGGACTGGCGCGACCACCCTGAAAAGGACGAGCGGTGGTATAAACGGCGCTTCAAGCGGTTCGAGCGTGAAGGCTTGACGCATGTGTTTCGCCAGGAGATAGATCGCAATTACGCGGCATCGGTCGAAGGCACGATCATCCCGCTTGAATGGATCAGGGCCGCCGTTGATGCGCATATCAAACTGAACATGCCGGAGATGGAAGAGGGTTCGTGGATGGCGGGCCTTGATGTCGCCGATGAAGGTGGCGACACGAATGCGCTAGCAAAGCGCAAGGGCGTGGTTCTCAGATATGCCGAGGAATGGGGCAATCGCGATACGGGCCGCACGACACGCAAGGTTGTGTTCAATTGCGCCAAGCATGGCAAGATTGAAATCCAATACGATTGCATTGGTGTCGGCGCTGGCGTGAAGGCCGAAGCAAATCGGCTGGTTGAGATCGGCGACATGCCGAAGGGCATGCAATTCATCCCGTGGAATGCCGGGTTGCCGCCGCTGATGCCTGACGAGCACTTGATCGAAGACGACGAGCAGTCGCCGTTGAACAAAGACTACTTCGCCAACATCAAGGCGCAAGGCTGGTGGCATGTGTCGCGGCGCTTCTACAAAACCTATCGCGCTGTGACGAAGGGCATCGTTTATCCGGCAAGCGAGCTAATCAGCATTGACGGCCGCTTGCCGCTGCTTCGTCAAATCGAAAAGCAGCTAGCACAGCCGACACAAGGGCAATCGCCCGGCCGCTTGAAGATGATGGTGAACAAAAAGCCGAAGGGCACGAAGAGCCCGAACATCGCGGATGCGATTGTCGAATGCTTCTGGCCCGCCACCGATCCAAACGCATACGACGACTCGTTGGATTGGGTTGGCACGTTTTGAGCGCACGGAGATAAGCAATGTGGATCGTTGATAGCTTCGTGAATTTGCTCACGAGCCTGGGAACGGCGAAAGACCCGTATTCGTCTAATCGCTTTGTGCATGTCACGTTGTCACGGCAGCAACTCGAGGCCGCGTATCGTTCTGATTGGATCGCACGCAAGGGCATCAACATCCCGGCTCGCGATGCGACGCGGGCATGGCGTACATGGCAGGCCGAGAATGCCGACATCGAAAAGATCGAAGAGCTGGAGAAGGCGTTCAACATTCGGCGCAAGGTTTACACGGCGCTTGATCGGAGCCGCTTGTATGGCGGCGCGGCGCTGATCATTGGTTGTGATGTCGGCGATCCGTCGGAAGAATTGCTGCCCGACATGGTGAAGCCCGACAGTCTGAAATGGGTGCATGTCGTCAATCGGTACGAGCTTTCGTGCGGGCAGATCGTTGATGACATTCAGAGCCCGTACTATGGCGAGCCCGAAAGCTACACGCGCAACAACGGCGCGGAGATGGTCAAGCTGCATCCGAGCCGCGTCGTGCGCTTCATTGGCAACGAGCTTCCCGACCGCACGCTATCAAGCGACGGATGGGGCGATAGCGTGTTGCAAGGCGTGCACGATGCCGTGAAGTCGGCGGGCGTCAGCCTGCAATCAATCGCGCAACTGATGTCCGACATGAAGGTGGACGTCATCAAAATCCCGGGCTTCACAAAGAACGTCATCAACGATAACTGGCGCAATCGCCTGTGGACGCGCTGGACGGCTTCGAACCAAATGAAGTCGCAGATCAACGCATTGCTCGTTGACGAGAACGAGGAATGGGATCGTGTGCAAACGCAATGGGGCGGCTTGCCTGATGTCCTCAAGATTTATTTGCTTGTCGCATCGGGCGCATTCGACATCCCCGCAACGCGCATGCTCGGGCAATCGGCAACAGGGCTCAATTCGACGGGCGACAATGACATCCGCAACTATTACGACCGCGTATCATCGGAGCAGAACACGGATTTGACGCCCGCGCTTGATCGATTGGACGCAATCATCAAGATGAGCGTGCTCGGCTCGAATAACCCCGATGCGTTTTATGAGTGGGCTCCGTTGTGGCAAATGACGAGCGCCGAAAAGGCTGCCGTCGCCAAGCAAAAGGCCGATGCGTTCAAGGTCGATGCCGATACGGGCCTGATGCCCGCAAGCGTGCTGGCGAAAGCACGCGTTAACCAATTGATTGAGGACGGCACGTATCCCGGCCTTGAAGGGCTCGTTGACGAGCACGACTTTGAGGAATTCACGGCGGAGAAGGAAACGCTACAACGCAACCCGCCCGAGCCCGCGCCGCAAGGCAACGAGCCGCCGCAAGCCGCGAACGAAAACGATCCTGCCGCACGTCGCCGTCAGGCTGTCGATCTGATCATGGCGGGCATGCATGAAGATGAGGCGCGCACGTTCATGGATGCGGCGGCGCGCTCGCTGTATGTGCGAAGGCAGGTCACGAATGCGGCGGAGATTATCAAGTGGGCTAAGGGGCAGGGTTTGGCGACAACCGTGCCAGCCGAGCAGATGCATGTGACCATCATGTACAGCCGCACGCCCGTTGATTGGATGAAGATGGGGCAGGACTGGACGACGGAGAATAGCGACAACCCGCGCAAGGCGGGCTTGGTCATCCCCGAGGGCGGGCCGCGTGTCGTGTCGCAATTCGGCGAAGCGCTCGTCCTCGAGTTCGCGTCAACGAAGCTTGGTTGGCGGCATGAAAGCATGAAACACCGTGGATGCAGCTATGACTGGGATGAGTACGCGCCGCATATCACGCTGACATGGCAGGCGACCGAGGGCTTGGACATCAGCAAGATCGAGCCCTACCGCGGCGCAATCGAACTCGGCCCTGAAATATTCGAGGAGGTCAAGGACGACGAAAGCTGGCGGCTGTCATTTGAGGAAGACATTCGGCGCGTGTGATGCTGGCACGGCTCGACCATAAAGCAGCGCAGCGGCATCATGTATGCGATGCCGAGCGGCAGCTTGACCCGACAGGCACGAGCGGCTTGCGCCGCCGCATGCGCGTCGGGCTCAATCAGCGTCTGCACGCCTTCACGCAACTGCTACGCGCCGCGCTCGTTG